CCCTGGCCGGCGCTATCGGGGCCGCGCTCGCCGCGGACGCGTACGCGGGAAGGTACTTCACGGAATCGGCCGTACCGTCCGGGGTGATCACGGACACGAGGCCGAACCTCACGCAAGCGCAAGCGGACGAGCTAAAGGCGAAGTGGCTGGCGGCCGTGTCCGGAACCCGGGCCCCGGTAGTCATCCCGGGCTCTACCTCGTTTCAACCTCTGGCGACCGACGCCGACAAAGCACAGCTAGTGCAAGCGCGGCAATGGGACGCGCAGACGGTAGCGATGGCGCTAGGCATCCCGCCGTTTCTGTTAGGGATCGAGACTCAGCGCCACACGTACACGAACGCCGAAACAGAATTCGGCCGGTTCGTGGCGACAACGATCATGCGGCTACTCGTGCCGCTCGAGCAACAGCTATCCGCACAGTGCCTACCGCGCGGCAACACGGCCGAATTCTGGACCGGGGCCCTACTTCGCGCCGACACCGCGACCCGGGCGCAAGCGGCCGCCGGACTGTACGGCGCGGAGATAATCACGCTCGAGGAAGCGCGCACCCTAGCCGGATTCCCGGCCGCCGGCGGCCCGGAACAGTCCACGCCAGTACCCACTACGCCGGCCGCCGGTGCGCTACCCGCCAGCGCCCCGGCCGCCGGCGCCCTACCCGGCGACGACCTCGAGCACGAGCTAGCGGACCTACTGCGGAGGTAGACCTATGCGGACCCTTACCCACGCGTTCCCGGCTACCTTCCGCGTCCGCCACGAGGACGACGGCGGCGACGGCCGTACCCTCGTGGGGCTGGCGGTTCCCTACGACGTGGAACTAGAGGTAGACGATATGTGGTCGTGGGAACCCACCTACACGGAGGTATTCCGCAAGGGAAGCTTCGCGAAGACGATCCGGGACCGGGCTAAGCCGGTGCCGCTACTCGTGTCCCATAACCACCGCGGCCTAGGCATCGGGCGCGCCACCCGGCTAGAGGAAACGGACGCCGGGCTCGAGGCGGACTTCCACCTAACCGAACGGGTACAGCAAGCGGACGAGGTTCTAGCGCTCGTGGCGGACGAGGTTATGTCCGGCCTATCTATCGGATTCGAGCCGGTGATAGATCGAACGATCAAGGGGCCGAACCGGACGCCACCGGCCGGCCGCGACCTCGTGGAACGCACGGAGGTAATCCTTCGCGAAGTGTCCGTGTGTAACTTCCCGGCCTACAGCGAGGCCGGCGTAACCGGTATCCGGTCCGCGGTGCCGGCCGGGCCGGCGGTGGCCGAGGCGGTGGGCCGCCATCCTTCCATAGCCGCGCTCGTGGCCGATCGGGGCCGGCTAGTCGAGGCCCGGGCGTCCGCTATAGACCGGTGGGGCCGTGTCGTCCGCCGGTGACGAGCGCCGGCGCCGGCGCCGAGCTCTCGAGGACGAGCACGAGGACGAGCGGCCGGACGATCCCGGCCGGCCCCGGGCCCCGGACCACGTGTCCGGCGCGGACCGTATCTCTACCCGCTAGTATCCGCGGGAGTAGGGCCGGACGCCGGCCGGACCACCGCTCGAGCGGTAGGCACCACCGGGATACGTGTAGCCACCCTAGGGACGTAGGAACCATTCCGAACCTAGGAAGTGAGGACGTATGCCTATTTCGCTCGTGGACGTGCTCAGACAGTCCATAGACGAGCTACACGCCAGAATGAACGCCATCGAGGCCGGGGCGGTGGGCGATCAGCGCGACACGCTTACCGACGTGGAACAGACCACGTGGAACGAGCTACGGGACGAGGCGGCCGCTAAGACGGGCCGGCTAGAACTACTCGTGTCGCGCGCCGAGCTGGACGCGCAAGCCGGCGCGCTCATGGCTCGAGCACGGCCGGCCGAACCGGCGCCGGTGGCCGAGCGCGGGACGTTCCCGTACCGGACACCCGGGGAGTACGTGCTGGCCTACATGCGGATGAAACACGGTGATAGCGCCGAAGGGGCGCGCTTCACTCGAGCGCTGGCGGACGTGACCACCGCGCAGACGCCGGGGCTCGTCCCACCGCAAGTCACCGGCGACATTCTCGGCTCGTGGCTAGGTAACCGGCCGTCCGTGGACGCCATGTCTAAGCCGGTGCTGCCGCCGGTGGGTATGGAAGTGCAGCGGCCGCATATCTCACAGCACACGGACGTAGGGCCGCACACGGAGAAAGGTCCGGTGGCGTCCGCCGCGTTCGGGCTAGACCTCGTGAAGCTGCCGCTCAACAGCTACGCCGGTGGCGTGGACGTGTCGTGGGAGCTGGCGAACCGCTCGAGCCCCGGCGCCCTAGACGTAGTGTTTTCGGACCTCGTGGCCGTGTACGGCCGCAAGTCAGACGAGGCCGCGTGGGGGGGCGTAGCCGCCAACATTGCTCAGTCCGTGGCGTGGGACGGTACGGCGCCTACCCTGGCGAAAGCCATCGCGGACGCGGCGATACTGTGCGCCACGAACGGTGAAGAAAACCTGTTCCCGGATACCGTGTGGATGGGGCTCGCCACGTACGGCGCGCTGGCCGGGCTCGTGGACGGGAACGGCCGACCTATGTTCCCGTTCCTAGCGCCACAGAACGCGCTAGGCACCGCGGACGCCACCGGCAACATGGCTAACGTAATGGGACTCCGGGCCGTGATCGATCCCTACATAGTGCCTACGACGTTCGTCGTGGGGCCGTCCGATCAAGCCGAATTCTACGAAACGCCCGGGGCGCCGGTACAGCTATCGGTCGTGGACGTAGGCGTAGCCGGCTACAACGTAGGCGTAATCGGTATGTGGGCCGCGGCCGCCGTTGACCCGGCGCAATTCTGCAAGATAACCGGTGTCACCGGCCTAGACGCCGGCGCCAGCGGTACCGAACCGGGGACGGCGGCTACGCACGCTTCCCGCCGGGCCGCCAGCTAGGCGGCCGTGATATGTGGCCGGGGCCGCCGTGGCTAACGAGCGACGACTACAAAGCGTGGGCGCGCATCAGCGACACGACAGACGACGCCGCGATAGACGAGGCCGTGTCCGCCGCGGCCGAATCCGTGCAGCTACGGGCCCCGGCCGCGTTCACCGTGGACCCGGACACCGGCGTAGCCGATCCGGTGCCGAGGGCCGTCAAACAAGCCGGACTGTTACTGGCGAACCGGCTTATGGCACGCCGGAACAGCCCGGACGGCGTGGTAGGCGTGTCCGATATGGGAACCGCGACGATCCTCAGCTACGACGCCGACATATCCGCCATGTTGGGACCGTGGACGGGAATGGTGGTCGCGTGAGTAGCGCCGGCCGCGCTCTAGAAATATGTGAAAAGTTAGAAGCGGCCGGCGTGCGCGCCACTACGGACCCGGGCGCGCTTAACCCGCCGGCCGTGCTCGTGGTACCGCCCCGGCGTGTCTACGACATTGCGTGTGGCTACTCCGCGGTATGGAACGTGCACGCCATAGGCGCCGGCCCTACCGGCGGCGACCGGACCACGTGGGCCCAACTAGACGACCTAGTAGACGCGGTGGCGTCCGTGTTCGCGGTGGAGCTGGCACAGCCGGGCGCCTACGTCCTAGGTCCGAACACTCACCCTAGCTACCTAGTGCAATTCACGGAGGGAATCGAATAGTGGCTATCAACGAATCACGTCTACAGAACGGTACGCTCACGCTCACGGACAAGGCGACCACGCCTACCACGTCGGACCTGTCGTGTCAGATAACGAACGTCCGTATCACGTCCGCCTACTCAGACGACGGTGATTCCGTAACCGTGCTGTGTGGCGACACGAAACCACCGCCCCGGAAGCTAGACGGACACAAGCTAGAGGGAACGATCGTGCAAGATTTCGATAACGCACAGTCCGTCGTGGCGTGGCTGTGGGCGCACGACCTGCAAGTAGTGGACTACCTCTACACGCCGAACGACGTAACCACGTGTCCGGAGATAAGCGGAAGCGTAATGATCGAGATACCGGCCGAAACCTACGGCGGGGACGTGAACAAGCGGATTACCTCAGATTTCACGTGGAACATGCAAGAAAAGCCGACGTTCACGCCGGGGGCCGGCGGCTACAGCGCCGAGCGCGAAACGGCCGCGGCCTAGTGCTCGAGCTAAACGTCCGCGGTGGCGCCGAGCTGATCGCCACGCTAGACACGGCCGCCACCGCCATAGGCGACCTGGCCGAAGGTTTCACGGCCGCGGCCCGGATCATTGACCACGCACAGTCCGCCGGCGCGCCCCGGCGGACTGGCCGGCTGGCCGGCGCCATGCGAACCGCCTACGACGGGCGGAACAGCGCCACGCTCACGAACCCGCTCGTGTACGCCGTCCCTATCCACTGGGGCCGGCCGGCGCACAGTATCGAGGCGAACCCGTACGCCGTCCGGGCCGCGGACCGGACGGAACCTATGTGGACGAAAGCGATAGAGGACGACGCACAGCGGACCCTAGATAGGGTGCACGGTGCCTAGGGTCGTCCAGAACGTAGACCTCACCCTAGACGGGGAGACTTTCCGGGTCCGCACGCACGCCGGCGACCTACTGTCCGCGGAACGGGCCGTAGGCGAAATGCCACAGAACCGGCCGAACGATCAGGTATTTCACATCTACTACTTCGCGCTACGGCGGAAGTTCCCGGACCACCCGGCCGCGAAAACCTACGGCCGGTTCGTGGACATGCTCGAGGCTTTCGAGGACGTGGACGAGGACGAGGACGCGGCCGGCCCTTTAGCGACACCTACCCTCGAGGCGGGATCGGATACCTAGCCGTGGCGCTGGCGGTGGAGACTGGCGTAGCGGCTAGGGAATGGCTACGCGACCCGGTAGCCATGCTCACCGCGGCCGCCATCCTCGAGGACCGGGCCGCCGAGCTGGCGAAACAGACAAGGTAGCCGGCGGTG